TTCACGCCTGGAGATACTTGGAAGGGCATTTCTTTACTCCTTATGTTGAAGAAACGAACGTATCAATTCGTTTTATTTATCAAATCAAGTCTTTTAACTAAGTTAATAAATAGAAACATGAAGAGCAAAGAGACACGAAATAAGATGCGTCAAGCAAAACTAGGTCGTAAGTTTTCTGTTGAAACAAAACAGAGAATGAGCGATTCTCATCGTGGCAAAAAACATAGTGAAGAAACGAAGAAAAAGATAAGTGAGACTATGAAGCGTAAGAAAGATGCTGTAACAATTATAGATCCATGGTCAACTGAAGAACTCTCTTAAATCTTCCAAAGAGTAGTGGTCAACCTGTTCTACCTTGGGAGTATTATCCTGACCATCATCATAAAAACCAAAAGGTAGCATCTCTTCATCCATCATCTCTTCTTTGTCTGCCAAGAACTTCTGACGAATATCTGAGTTGGTCATGTCTTTGAAATACTCCTGACGAATGAGCCAACTGAACAATACCAGACACATTGCTAAGTCNTCGTGATGTCCCTCATCTGCTTCATATGACTCTCGCTTTGATATGAAGTTTGATAACTCTTCAATTATGTCGAAGTCTTCTATGATAATCTTTTGATCTTCTATCAAGTCTTTGAGAGTTGAGCATCCTATTCTTTTGACCTGCTTAGTTGTTCTGACACCTAACTGTGCGTTCTTTCCAAAACCACCACCTACTCTCTGCCCCGCGCGCCCACGCATGGCTGTAATGAATAGATTTTCATATTCCAACTCTCTATATAGAACATTAGCAATCTGTTCACCGATATCGTTAATCTCTACGAGAATGAAAGCATGATTGAAGTTGTTTGCAACGTTATAGATTAGTTCTGGATACATAAGAGGTGAAATATTCTTGTCTCTATACTTTGCTACCACTCTGTATGGAATATCTGTAATGTCAATGACAACAAATGCGGAGTAATCACCACCCACTCCTCTAGAGGTATCGACTGTTATAATGTACTCATGCCCTGGTTGAATGTTTTCATACTGGTCAAAGCCTTGTTTCTGAAACATAGGTCTGACAAATGTTAGATTACGAAGAGTATTAGCATTAATAAGAGTGTTAGATGTACCCAAGAAGTTACACGCAAACTCTTGTTCAAAATCTTCTTCACTAGTGTTTGCAATCTGTTCTTCTTTCCATCTCTCATCTCTGCCCGGTGTCTCCCACCAATTAACTGTTAGCGGTAGAAAGTTGCTTCTGCCTTCTTCTGCTTCAGTCCACATTCTATAGAAATGATTCATACCTTTTGGTGTAGACACGATAATCATCTTAGTCTCTGTACCAGATGAGATGGTAGGATATACTGACTTGAAGAAGTCATCTGCTAGTCCATGTGGTACGAATGCAAACTCATCCAGAAACACGAGAGAAAAAGATTGACCACGAGCTGCNGANCCTGTAGTTGAGGTTGCAATAATCTTAGAACCATTCTCTAGTTCAATCGAACCTTTGTTCCACACGACAATACCCTGTTGTAACCAGAGTGGTAAGTTCTCATATGCCTTCTTGAGTCTGTCTAGCAGTTCNCGCGCTAACTCTGCCTTGTTAGCAAGCAAAGCAATATTCTTGTCTTGATTAAATAAAATGTAATGTAAAATGTAACCAACGACAGCCGTTGACTTACCAGACTGTCTTGGCATTTTTGTGATAACAAATCTGTTGTCATTAAACGTACTGACCATACGCTCTTGATATTCGTATAGATCAAGAGGAATAAGTCCATGGTCAACATGAATGATTTTAACAAATTTTCTAATGAAGTAGATGGGGTCTTTGGCACACTTCACATATTCTTCAATCTGTTCTTGTGTAAACTCAATATCAACCCCAACCTTCTTTAGATTAGGGTTGGACAAATATGCTTCTGACATTATTTACCTTTCAACTCTTCAATGTCTTTTCTATTCTTATCAATAAACTCTTTNTTCTTTTGAATNTGTGCGTCTTGNGCTGCATCAATTAGTCTTTGAATACGAATGCCCTTTTCTTCTTCTGTATCTTTATGTAGTTCTGAATCAATCACCTTCTCAAGTTTTAGATTTAGAATGCGTTCATTAGGCACATATCGCCAGACGTATCCTCTGTCACTATAGATACCAAATACAGTTTGCCTCATGCCAATTTTAAGTATAGTGGCCTCACAACCATCTAACAGAACTTTGTCNCCCTCGTTGAATGCTTTATCCATCTGAAAAGCAATACCTTTCGATAGACTTGTTGCGAAGTCTTTGAATAGAATTGCTACGACGATTGAAACAAGAACTGCTACCCAAGGCAATAATAGTTCTGTTAGGTCGCCTGTTAGACTAGTTAGTGTTTCTTCCATCGTCTTTTCCTTGAATTAACTTCTGTAAGTCGGCAGTAGAACCAACAAACAATGCGTTGTTAGTCACGGTCTGTGCCTTTTCCTTTTCTTGTGTTAAATCTTTTTTCTTCTTTGCTAACTCTAACAAATCCTTGTTTGTATCAGTTAGAGTCTTGAGTAGATTAGTTGCAACCTCGAATGCTCTAGGTGATTCACTTTGACGAGCAATTTCCATCACTCTATCCAAATCCCCCATACCAGAATCAATAAGATCCCTAAGATTGCGACGTGCATAATCATAGTCATCTTCAACATCCTTGTTACTGTTGTCGGGACTAAGTACTTCTTGCTTATTAGGCTCTATCTGTAAAATCTCACCCATTTTGTTTTCGAAACTCATATCCGTCACCCAAAGAAGAACGTGTTTGCTGCAAATCCATAGTCATCATCTGCATCTATTAGGTCACGGTGAATGGATGATGCACTGTTAGCAGTCGATGTGCCATCTGACTGAAGACCAGGAATAAGCACCAACTGACTACTTTTTTCTGTGCCTAGAGTAGTGTCAGCATAGAAGTTTGACGATGTTCTTGTGATAATGCCTTGACTGCTTACAGGACCATATAGATAACCCTTCATGGTAAAGTTTAGATCCCATATCAAGGCTCTGCGAGTTTGAAAGTCACCATCATAAGTATCCTGCAAACTGACAGAGTTTAGAATTGTAGGAACATCCATTGCGATTTTCATCTCTGGTATTAGATTAACCGAGATATTCCATTCTGGTTTGAAGTATGGTAAAATCTGTTCTAAAATCTGTGTACCATCATCTGCGTTCTTTACCATAATAGAAAGAATAAAGTCGATGTTATATGGTACAGGTGTGTATTGTGTTCTGAGTAATGTCTTGTCAGAAAATACATAAGAATTCTTTTGAGTAGAATTTAGTTTGCGACTTGGGTCATATGTGATACCTGCTAACTCGAAACCAAGTCTAGGTAATGACATCGCAATCTCTCTATCAAGATTGGGGTCAGCCTCTAGTCGAACTAGAAACTTCTGCTTTGGTCCATATGCGATTGGAACAGCAAGAGTCTGCACACGAGTTCCCGCGTTTTTTCTTTCAATAGTAATGTCGTTAAACATACTACCGAATACGATAACGTGCTTGCGAATGATACCGTGTGAGAAATAACCGAACATTAGAAGTCAACCCCCTCACTCCATGGGTCATCCTCAGAAAAGTCTACGATGTTTCCTGCTAGAATATCTGTGGTAAACAATGCGTTGTTTGCCTGTGCATCTGTAGTTTCAACTCTATATTCTTGCAAAATGAAACTCCCTTCCTCATCCAAAAGACCACCATCTTCACCATCAAGGTCAAGAAGGAGTTGATTGTCAAGTATATTTAGAGAGAATTTATCTTCAATCTCATCAATCTCGCTAATGCCAGTATCGATAGATTCTGAACTGTATTCGAATAGTTCACATCGTAAGTCATATGTCTGTAGCCTACCTGTCTGATAGAACAGTTGTTCGTGTTCGACTTGTTTGATTTCAAAGGTCTTGTCTACCATAGGAAAGTAGATGAGGTCACCCTCGTTTGGTCTGTTTGATAGAATAGAGTATCCGTTAGCAGTGCCAGACTCTAATACGATAGACTCTGTTTCATGATTGCCCGTAAGAAACTGTCTTGAGGGTGCGGCTGTATTAGCGTCTTCCATAAGAAGATTGTAACCAACCTCAGTCATCAACTTCTCTGTGCGTATCTGGTCAAATCTCTTGCGCGCGAGCGTGAAGGTAATCTCATCACGAATCTGTAGACCAAAGCGTGATAGTAGGTCACCCTCACCTTCAAACCCTTCAACATTCTTGATATACATCTCTACGTCTGCGGCATCGTTATATGCAGACAGCGGATCTTCACCGT